TCGTCTTCCTGCACGGCGGCGCTGCCCGCGACGCGGACGGCTCCGACGAACTTCGCCTGCGACATGTCCGCCCACACTTCGGGGACGATGAGGTTAGAGGCCTTGGTCTCGGCCATGGCGGTACTCCGTTTCTGCCGGCGCGGTGCCGGGCGTTTGAGGGGGCCCGGCGGGCGCCGGGGTTACGAACCGGCGAGGCGCCGGTAGGTGTCGGGGTCGCGCTGGAACAGTTCGGTGCGCGCGCGGTAGTCCATGGCGGCGAACTGCTCGCGGGTGACCTCGCCACCGGGGGTGCCTCCGAACTCGACTCCGCCCCGGGCGGGCCCGGTGGGGAGCTGTGCGGCAAGGCGCGGGTTCGCGGCGACGGCGGCCGTGATGGCGGCCGTGACGGCTGCGGTGTCGGTCGGGTCGATGTTGGCGAGGGAGTCGCGGAAAGTGACCGAGTCGTTGAGGGCCTGCGGGTCGGCGCCGGCCGCGGCGGCGGCGCCGAATACGGCGAGGCGCATCTCGGCGTTGCGGGCGCGGGCCTGCTGCTCGGTGAGCCGCTCGACGAGCTGCTCGGGGGTGGCCTCTTCCTGTGCCGCGTTCGGGTCGAGCAGGCTCATGACCTGCTTGGCGAGGTCGGCGCGGGCTTCGTCGGCGGCCGTCTGCTTGGCGGTCACGCGCGTCTTACCGGCCTCGGCACGCGCGGCGGCGAGCTCGGAGGTAAGTCGCGCGATCTGCGCGGCGGTGTCCTCGCCCTGCGGCGCGGTCGGCGTCGCGGGGACGGCGGGGGCCGCGGGGGTTGCGGGCGTGGCCGGTACGGCGGGGGTCACCGGTGCGGCCGGCGTGGCGGGGGCGCCGGCGGGGGCGCCTTCCGTGCCGGTTCCGGCGGCGGGGGTAGCGGTGTCGCTCATGGTGTCGCCCTCCTGGGGAGACTCGGCCGGTCCGCACCTGGCAGACCGGAAACGGGCACACGAAAAAGGGCCCGCACCTGGCGGGCCCTTCGGTGTGTGGTGGAGCGGGTGTTACGACGCGGTGTCGCCCTGTACCGGGCTCGGCGCGGTCTGCGCGTACCCGCGTATCCATGCGGTGCGCAGAATGTCGGCGGCGCCGTACGGGCACACGGTGGCCGGCTCGCCGGTCCTGCCGGCTTCCTGCCCTTGCTGGATCGCTTGCGCGATGTCCTGCCGTGTACCCATGCGGTCGCCCCCGTGTCTCAGCGTCGGTTCTGCTGGTCCGACTCATTCTTACGGGCCCCGGATGCCCAACGCTGCTCTTGGCCGGTGGCTTTCTCGATGAACTCGGCCTGAGTCAACCGGCCGTGTTCGGCCCACCATTCCTTCAACTCGTCCGACGCGTGCGCATGGGCGATACGCGCGGGACCGCTGAACAGGGTGATAGGCGACCTGCCCGCGACCTCGGCCCGCTTGTTGAGGAGCACGCCCCGTAGGTCGTCCTCGGCCTGGAGCCACTGCCGGTACACGTATTCGTCGTACATGGCGCGGGCGGCGGCGCGGGTGATCAGGGGCGCTGCGCCCTCGGCCATGGCGGTATCGCGGGCGGACTGGCGGGCGACTGCCTCGGCCAACTGGGTGGCGAATGCGGCATCGTCGGCGAGGGCGCCCCACCCGTCCGGATCGGGGGCGGGGTCCATCGCCTCGGCGAGGGCGTTCCGGTCGGCGAGCAGGTCGAGGACGGCGTCTCCGGTCGCCGCGGGCGCGGGCATGGGCACGGCGTCGCGGCGGTCCATCTCGTCGGCGATGCGGAGGATTTCGCCGCTGTCGGCGTACTGCATGCACCATGCGAGCGCGTCGTCTGACGTCTGGGTGAGGTCGGCGGCGAGCTGTCCGCCGGGGAAGTGTTCGGCGAGCAGGTCGCGCCGTGCTGCCTCCTCGGTGAGCCCTGCACGGTCGTTGGGCGCGTTGCGGTAGCGGGTGGCGAGCTCGTCGTCTGAGAGGCCCACAAGGTCGCGGCGTACGCCGGGGAGTTGTCCGGCGCGGTCGCGGCGGTCCAGCTCGGACATGACGCGCAGTGCGTCGCGGTCGTCGAGCGCGTTGAACACGCGGCCGAGCTCGTCGTCCGACAGTCCGAGCAGGTCGTCTGTGAGGCGTCCGCCCGGGGCGGCGCGGTCCAACAGGGCCTGTCGGTCGCGGCGGTCCGCCTCGGTCTCGATGCGGGCGCGGTCGCGTTCGGTCAACTCGCCGTGCCGCATTGCGGCGCTGAGCTGGTCGTCGGTCATCTCGCTCGGGGTGAGGTGGTCGCCGGAACGGATGCGTGCGGCCTGCTGCGCCTCGTCGGGGATTGTGCGGGCCGGTGCGGGGAGGTTCGATGCTCCGGGCTGCTCGCGCTTGGGGTTGCGGCGCAAGTCGGGGTGCGCGTTCAGGTGGTCGCGCATGGCGCCTTGCCACTGGCGCACCTTGGCGTTCGCGGCCTGCTTGGCTTCGGGGGTGACGGCTGCGGCGGCGCGGTTCTTGTGCTTGCGGATGTTCCGCTCGATGGCGCGTTGCCGCTGTCCTGCCTCGTACCCTTCGGGGTCCGGCTCGGCCTGGTCGGCGCGGGTGATACCGGGCGTGTACGCGGATACGGAGTGACGGCAGTTGGGGTGTTGCAACCCTGAGCGGCGGGCCTCGTCGAGGCTTCCGGCGACGTCCACGCGGATCATGCGGCCGTCGTCGATGGCGTGCTCGACCTCGACCGTGCGCGCCCCGCCCCCGCCAATCGAGAGGATCTTCCCTTCCCACGGGCGGCAGAGCGGGCACTCGCGCGGGGCGTTGGACACGATCACCAGGTCTACGCCCGCGTCTGCGAGGGTGCGCATGTGCGCCTCGGTCGCCGCACGCCCCACGGACGTACGGACGGCCATTTCGGCGTAAGAGGTGAGCTGCCAACGGCGGCCGGCGCGGTCCGTGAAACTGCTGATGCCGCGGTCCGCGAAACGGGTCATGGCGTCTTGGGTGGCCTGGCGGCGGGTGCCGGTGCCGAGTAGGGGCGTGGCGGTCACCTCGGCGACGATGGCGCGGTATCCGTCGTCGACGGCGCGCAGAATCGACCGGTGCCGCTCGGTGAGTAGGTCGACGGTTTCGGCGGCGAGGCGGTCGACTGCCTGCGCGTTCGGCAACACGTCGTCGAGGTGGCGCACTCCGTGGGGGTCGAGGACGCCGAGCTCGGCGACGGCGGCGCGGTGCCCGGTGTTGTACGCCTCGGCCACGGCGTCGAACACTTCCAACGACGTGGCCTTGCCGAGCTCGTCGACGACGGCCCCGGATGCGCGGCGTACCCGCTGCACGGCGGCGAGTTTCCGCTCGACCCACCCTGGGGCGTCGAGGCCGTCGGCCAACTGGCGGGCAATGATGCCGAGTAGGCGTTCCTCGGTCTGCGCGTACAGATCGCGGGTACGCCCGGCGAGGTCCTCGACCATGCCCGGATGGATCGCCACGGCACGCCCCCTCGGTTACATCGGGAAGTTGCCCACGGGGTCCGGTGCGGCGGCCCCGGTCTCCGCGAGGATCGCTGCGACCTCGGTCGTAACGGCGGTGTCGTCCCATTCGGGGTGCAGGATCTTGACCTTGGTCGCCGCGGAGACAGCGCCGGCGCGGTTGAGCAGGTCGAGGGTCGTTGCGGTCTGCTGCTCCGACTCGGCCACACCATCGCCGAACTCGACGCTTGGGCGGGCCGGTGTGATCCGGCTCCCGAACTGCTTCGCGTCGAGGAGCAACAGGGCGTGCAGGAAGTCGGCGAGGGCGCCCCGCCAATATCCGGCCTTCTTCTTCCGGGTGACCATGGACCGCTGGTCGCGGGAGTCGGATTCGGTGGCCGTGATGGGCTGTCCGCCACCGTCGAGGCCGAACGTCTGCGCGGAGTATCCGGCGGACTGGGCGGCCTCACGGGTGATCGCTTCGGCCGTCCGCTGGTGCTCGTCGACCCGGATGGCGAACTGGGCGAGGGTGATTCCTGCGCCCTGCTCGGTCGGCGGGATCTTCAGCCCTGCCCAGATGTCGCGGTCCTCGTCGAACATGGCGCCCTTGCCGGGGCCGAGGTTCTGTAGGTAGGCGTCCGGGACGATCAGCCGGCCGCGGGCGAGGCGTACGTCTCGCATCCATGACGTCCATGTCTCGTCGAGGGCGTCGAACAGGCCGTGAAGGGGCGCGGCGTAGTCGCTGCGGCCCATCGGTGAGTTGCGGTGCAGCCGGTTGGGCAGCATGTTCGGCACGTAGACGGCGGTGAGTGCGGGGATGCCCGTCTCGATGCTGACTCCGTCGGCGCTGAGACTGTCGGCAAGATCGCGGGTTGCCGGGTGCTCGGTGAGCGGCACGGCGCGGCCGATGCTGTCCGTGGTGCCCTCGTACAGGGCGTGGACGATGTGGCCCGGCTCGTGCCGCTCGATGCGGCGCCACACGGTGTGGTCGTCGCTGTCGAGCTGCTCCCAGAAGTTGACGGCGCGGAGCATGCCGAACCGGAACTCGGGGATGGCGTTGTCGGGCTGGATGGCGTAGATGATCGGCCGGTCCGGGGATACGGCCTTGTCCCACGTGATCGCGAGGTAGATCCCGGAGAGGGCGGCGGCCTGCTCGGCGGCTGACAACAGGATGTGATGCATCCGCGTCGCGTCGAGCAGGCTGGCGAGTCTGTCGGCTGTCGCCTTGTCCGTGGCGGCGTCCGGGATGGTGATCGTCGGCATGTCCGCAAACAGCAGGTCGGCGGACGTTGAGGCGATGTCACCGGGGAGCGGGACGTGTAGGCGGCGCTCGTGCGGTCCGGGGCTGAGCTGGTCCTCGACGCGGTGGCGCCCCCAAAAACCGGGCTTGGCGCGGGGCGTGGTCGTGGTGGGCCGGTACAGGCGGGCGAGGCGGCGGGAGTCGCCGGCGTACCAAGCATCGTCGAGGCGCATCTCGCGGTAGGCGCGGGCCATGTGCGGGGGCGGCCATGCTGCGCCGTTCTCGGGCAGACTCATTCGTCGGTCGCCTCCTTCGGCGCGGTGAGTAGGTGGCGCCACTCGTGCGCCGTGGAATGGACGGCGTACCGGAGCGCGTCACAGGAGTGGTCGTCGACCTTCAGCGGGGCGTCCTCGCCGCGCTCGGTCGCTTTCGGGTCCCAGGAATATCCGGGGAGTTCGGAGAGCAGGCCCGTACACGATTCGTGGACGAGTAGGCGGCCGGCGGCGAGGGCGGCGGCCACGGATCGGATGCCGTCGCGTACCTCGTTGTTGGCGCGGGCGAGGCCCGGGTGTCCGTCGTGCCAAAGCTGGGTGGAAAAGCTCGCCGCGGACGGGTCGACGAACGTCCACTCGGGGGCGATGCCGGGCGGGCTGCTGCTGTCCGGGTGCTGCCATGCGGCGAGCCATGCCCGTATCGCTGCGGAGTACTGCGCATCGGTCATCTGCCGGTGGACGGCGCGGGAGTCGTGGCGCCACTCGGCGCACACGTACAGGCGGTCGTCTACGCCCTCGCCAAGCAGGATCGCGGACGTCGCGTTGGTGGTGCCGTAGTCGACTCCGAGCCAGTAGCGGCGCTGCTCGGGCAGTGCGGTCACGACGTGGCGGGACTCGTCCCACATGTCGTAGACGGCGCCCTCGGCGACAACCCACGCCCCATCGATCATGCGGCGGCGCCACAGACCGACGTACTCGGCGGAGAGGTCGGCGACGTACTCGGGCGAGAGTGACGGGTTGTCGGCGAGGCGGAAGTGCCACGCCCTGAGGTTCAGCTCGCCGGCGCGGTCGAGGTATCCGGTCTTGAGCCAGTGCCGCGGGGAATCGGGGTTCGTCGTCGCGTACAGGCGCGCGCCCGGGACGCTGAGACGCGCGAGTAGCTGCGTCCAGAACCCTTCGGGCACGAGGGTGGCCTCGTCGACGTACGCGAGCTGCGCGGTGAGTCCTCGCAACCGGCCTTCGGCGCGGGTGTCTGCGGCGCCGATCAGGTGGACGGTGCGGCCGAGGATCGTTGCGGTGGTCGCGCCGCGGGTGTGGTGGATGTGCCGGGCGAGGGGGCCGAACAGGGCCTCGTCTTGCAGGGGCTCGAACACGTTCCGCTCGATGGTCTGCAAGCTGCGGCCACAGATCAGGATGAGTCCGGACGGGCCCGCAGTCGCGACGGCGATCACGAACGCGAGCAGGCTCGCAATCGTCTTGCCGCTACGGACGCTGCCGTGCCACAGGTTGATGCGCGCCGTTGCGCGGCCGATCGATCGGAGCTGCTTACGCGAGAGAGGTAGCGCGTCGAGGTCGAGCACTGGCTCACCCCCCGTCGGCGCTCCCGTCGTCGTCCTCGTCGGCGGCTGCGCGGGTCAAGGCCTCGCCGAGCGCTCCGAGCATGCTCTTGACCTGCTCGGCTCCCTCGCTGCCCTCGGCGGGTGCGAGGCGTAGCGATTGCTGGATGGCGGTTCCGGTGGCGGCGATGATCTGCCGTTGGTCGCCGAACCTGGGGCGGTCGAGGTGCGTCTCTTGCCAGTTGCCGTCTTTGCCGGCGAACTCGCCGTAAGTGCACGGCTCCCACAGTTGGGCGCGGAGTTTCTCGGCGTCGCCGGTGAGGTCGACGGCGAGGCGGGTCCGACGTTCGGCGAGGTCGGCGCGCCGTACCTCGGTGGCCACGGCGACTTCCGCGGCGCGGTCGAACGTGAGCGGCGGCTCGAATGCTGCGGCGATCTTCGACACGGTGGACGGCGAGCGCTTCAACTTGCGGGCGATGTCGTTGCGACTCATGCCCTGGCCGTGCAGGCGGCGCACCGCGGTGCGGTCTCTGTCAGTGATGGGGCGCGCCATGGGGTGTCACCTCCTGCACGGTCAAGGGGGCCCGCTGCTACTGCTGGCAGGCGAGGGCGGCGTTACCCCAGAACATCGCCTCTTCGATGGCCGTGATCGCGAGGGACTTCTCGCGGCCGTCGGGGCACGTCTCGTTGATGTGGTCGGCGAGGCGGCGGCACTCCTGGCGTACGGATGTGTGCGCGTCGCGCTTCTCGGCGGTGGTCGCCGCGTGGAACGCGAACCGGTGCTCGATGTCTTCGGGCTGCATGGGCGGGCCTTTCGTCGGCGGGCATGCGAAACGCCCCGCCGCGGTGTGCGACGGGGCGTTGTGGTCGAGGGCGTTACGCGGTCGCGCAGTACGCGGCCAACGCAGCGTTGATCTGCTTGGCCTCGGCGGCGCTCACGGTGTGCGCGCTGCTGGTGAATCGGGCCTGCGCGCTGCTGTCGGCGTTGCCTCCGCCGTTGACGGTCGAGCACTGGTTGCGGGCGTTGTCGACGGCGTCGGCCTCGTCGGTGACCAGGGCGGGGCTCACCTTGCGGAGTGCGGCAATCAGGGCGGTGCGCGCCTGGCCGGTGGGCTTCGGCGGGATGCCGGCGGCCTTGAGGGCGTCGGGCGTGGCCGAGGCGCTCGACTTGGCGGGCGCGGGCTTGTCGTCGTTGCTGCTGCACGCGGTGAGCGCTGCGAGCGCGGCGACGGCGGCGAGTGCGGCGGTGGCGCGGTGCTTCACGGTGGTTCCCCCCACGGGTGGTAAGCGTTTGGTAAGGGGGACGTGTGAGGGGGGCGTGATGGTTGCACAGTGCATGCGAACGCCCCGCCGTGGGGGGTGGTCGGCGGGGCGTTCGGTCTGCATGCGTCCGGCCGGTATGCGGGCACGGCGGAGACGCGGCCAACTGTAGATCACGGAATGGTCACGGTGCAAGTGCGTACGCGCGCGGGCGGCGCGGCGTCCGGTCGGCGGCTACGGTGCGGCGCTGCGCCACGGCGTTCCATGCTGCGCCATGGCGTTCCATGTGGCGCGGCGGTGGTCGGCGGCGGCGCGGATGGCGCGGACGAGTGGCGCGGGGAGTGCGCCGGTGTGGGGGTCGGCGAGGACGTTGATGTCCTGGATGAGCCGCGGGTCGAGGTCGTGAAGGAGGCGTGGCGCGGGGCGTGCGCCGCTGGTCGGGGCGGGTGGCGCGGTCTGTGGCGCCTCGGCTGGCGCGGGCGGCGCGGCGAGGTCGCGCGCCACGGTGCGGTGGTGGATACCGAGGCGGCGCGCAATCTCGCGGTTGGATACGTGCTGCTCGGCGAGCTGGCGCACGCGGCGGCGCCGTTCGGCCTGCGGCATGGCGCCGGTAGGCTTGGTGGTGGCCATGGTGGGGGTTCTCCCATCGTGGTTAGTCGGGCCCGTGCGGGGGTGTGGTCCCCAGTACGGGCCCGCGCTCGTTGCGGTGCTGCTACTGGTCGTCGCGGGTGGTGAGCCGGTGCTCGTCGACGGGCGGAGCGTCTCCGGTGATCGGGGCGTCCGCCTCGGCGGCGCGGTGCTCGCGCAACTTTCGGTAGACGTAGGACGGTGTGACGCCGACGATTCCGGCGATGCTCTCGGGGCCGAGCCCGCGGCCGTTGCCGAGGCCGTTCGTGGACGCCTCGGCGAAAAGGGCGGGCAACTCGGGCTCGATGGCCTTCCATGCTCGGCGCTTCCGTCCGGCGTCGTTGAGGCGGTCGCGCACTGTGGGCGCCGGTTCGCTCTGCCGTCGAGCGGCGGCCTGTTCTCGCTCGAACCGCTGCGTAAGTGCGAGTAGCTCCTCGACGAACCGTTCGGTTGCGGTGGGCTGCTGCTCGGCGTTGGCGTTCATGGCTCGTCTTCCTAGTCGGTGTCGCGGGGGCGGCGGGGCGGTGGTGTCAGGCGAACAGTGCGCCCTGTTCGGTGTCGGGGTCGACGTCGAACAGGGTCGGCGCGGTGGCGCGCGTGCGGGCGCCGATCCACTCGGCGCGCCACGTGCCGGCGGTCTCGCGCTCGGCGGCGAGGGGCGAGGCGGTCGGGGCGTCGAGCCACGATTCGGCGGTGGCGGTCGCGGCGGCACGGTCGGCGGCCTCGGCCTTGACGCAGGGTCGGCACATGCGGGTGTGCACGGTCGTGCGGGCCATTGCGTGGCGTCCGCAGTAGGTCGTGTGGGTGCCGGGGCGGCGGTAGTGGCCGGTCATGCTGCGGCCGTTGGTGTAAGTGTCCATAGGGGGTGCTCCCTTCGGGGTGCCGGGTGTGGTCCGGCTCCGCCACTGTACTTAGTCCTGTACTGAGTACACAAGGGGGTCGGGCAAAGGGGCGCCGGTCAACTTCCGGCGCCCCTCGGCAAGTTGGGTTCGGCTACGCCTCGACCGCGGCCCGTCGGCGTGCATCGAGCGCCACCCACAACCCAACAAGGTCGGCATGCCGCCACGTTCGGCGGCCCGCGTCGAGCAGGACGGGCGCGCCGCACGCCTCGCCGGTCGAGCAGGACACGAACGGCTCGCCCCCCTTCCGCGTGGACGCGGTCAACTCGCCCTTGCACCACGGGCACGGCTCGGCGAGCGTCGTCGTCCGTCCGTCGCGGCCGAGCGCTTTCTCGACGCGCTGCCGGGCGCGGTGGGCGACGGCGGCGAGGTCGTCGAGGATGAGCACCGGTACGGGCGTGAACAGGTCGCCGGCGGGCTCGTCGAGGGCGCGGCCCTCCAGCCATACGGCGGCCCAGTGCAGGCCGTACGCGCGGGATCCGGGCGAGGTGGGCGCGGCGTAGTGCCATCGTGCCGGGTTGTCGCGGTCGGCCTGGTCGACCTTCATACGCGGGTGGTGCGCGGGTGCCGTCCGGCTGCTGTAGCTGTGGATGTTGAGGGACGGGCGGCGGCGTACGGGGCGCTGTATGCGGGAGGCGACGGCGTCGCACGCCTCGAACAGGGCGCGCTCGACGGATACGGCGGCGTCGAGGGCGTCGAGGTTGAGCGGGGCGGGGTGCTCGCGGAGTACGAGCGGTGTCCGGCCTATGTGGGCGAGGGGGTCGGGCTCGGTGTGCTTGGCGGCGGCGTGGTCGAGGAATCCGCGGGCCTCGCGCGGGGGCCATTCGGCGGCGGGGGGCTGCTCGATGGCGGCGAGCAGGTCGCCCCACTGTTCGCGGATGGCGGCGAGGTCGACGGCGGCGCGGTGTCCGGTGGGCGGGGTGTTCATGGGCGGCTGCTCCTGGCGGTCGAGGGGTGGGGCGCCCCGCGGTGGGGCGGGGCGCCGTGGCGGCTACGGGCGGGCGAGCTGGGCGCGGGCTTCGTCGGCGGCGCGGGCCTGCTGTCCGGCGATGACGTCGGGCAACTCGGCGGCGAGGGCGGCCTCGGCGGCAGCGCGGCCACGGCGGGCGCTGTGCCATGCGGCCCGGTAGCGGAACGCTCGGTCGCGGATGGTGAGCAGGGCGGCGGCGAGCTGGTCGCGGTTGCGGATGGTGGCGAGGTCGCCCTCGGCGGTGCGGGCGCGGTCGGCCCAGTGCTCCAACCATCCGCGTACGCGCTGCTCCTCGGCGGCGTGGGCGTGGGCCCTGCGGCGGGCGCTGCGCCACGCTGCCCGGTACCGGTCGCGGGCGGCCATGGCGCGCACGGTGTGCTCGTCGGCGGACTCGACTTCACCGCGGTACGCCTCGATGCGCTGCTCGGCGGTCCGCTCGGCCTCGGTGCGCCGGTTGCGGGCCTCGGTGCCGGCCTGCTCGGGCGTCATGCCGTAGTACATGCCGAGGGGCGTCCATACCTCGCCCCACGTGCGGGCGGCGCGGATGCGGGCGAGGGTCGCTTGCGCGGCGTCCGGGGTCTGGGCGCGGAGTGCGAGGGCTGCGACGGTGGCCACTCGGGCGCGTTCCTTGGCGTCGGCGGCGTGGAACTCGGCAACGCGGACGCGTTCGTGTGCCTCCCAATTGGCGCGGCCCATGTCGCGGATGGTCTCGCCCTGGTTGGCGTTGCGACGCTTCCACTCGGCCAACTCGATTGCGTGGGCGCGGGCCTGCTCGTCGAGGAGTGCGCGGGGGGACTCGGCGGCCTCGGCGACGGCGGCGAACTGGCGGGCGGCGTCGGGGGTGAGTCCGTCGTGTTCGGCGACGACGGCGAGGGCTGCGCCGAGGGAGTCGGCGTCGCGGACGCGTTGTAGGGCGCGTTCGGCGGCCTTGGCGCGCTGGTGCTCGGCGTGGGCATCGGCTCCGTTGTCGCGGGCGTCCTTCTCCAGTTGTAGGGCGCGGCGCTCGGCCTGCTCGGCGCGCTCGCGGAGCGTTGTTGTGCGGCGCTCCATGAGTCGTTTCGTCTCGGCGGTTACGGCCTCGGCGGTTACGGCCCGGTGCTGCATCTTGTGGAAGTCGTCGACGGCGTCGGGGCCGAATATGTCGACGTACGCGGCGAGGTGCTCCTCGGCGTCGTCGGCGCGTTTCCGTTGCTCGCGGCACAGGCGGTCGAGGGTGTCGGCGCGGGCCTGCTGGGCGAGGAACGCGTCGCGGGTGCTGGCGACGTCCTCGACGACTCCGAGCAGGGGGCCCATGCCGGTGCGGCCGGTGGCGGCCTCGTGCATGGTAGCGATCGTCTGGCACGCGCTGAGGTAGTCGGCCTTGAAGCGCTCGGCCTCGTCCTCGGCCTCGCGTATGGCGGCCTCGGCGGCGGTCGTGCGGTCGTGGGCGGCCTGTATGGCGGTCTGCTGTCCCTGCACGGTGCGGCGTAGCTCGTCGGCCTCGGCGAGCTCCACCTCGACGTGGGCGAACATGAGTCCGGCCTCGGCGGGGGTGAGCGGTACGCCGCGGCGGGCGCGCGAGAGCAGGACGAGCAGGCTCTCGCGGCGGGTGGCGCGTTCGGCGGCGCGGCGCTTGCGCTCGGCCATGGTGCGGCGGGTCACTGGGCGTTCTCCTTGCGGGCGAGGATGCGGGCGCGGTGGCGCGCGGTGCTGAACGGCACGCCGAGATAGAGCAGGGACGGAGAGCAGAGCAGGCCGCCGCGGTGGGCGAGGTAGCGCCACAGCGGCCTGCGGGGGCTCATCAGCGGTGGGCCTGGCTGCCGCACTTGCGGCCGCAGGTCCAGCAGTAATCGGGGTCGCGCTGCTCGTCCTCGGTGGCGGCGAGCGGGCCGGGCGTCACGGCGGGGGCCCTTCGGTGCTCGGCCATGGCGGTGACGGCGGAGGCGAGCAGGCAGAGCAGGCCTGCCAGGACGCAGCAGAGTGCGGCGATGGCGTAGATGCCGGGCTCGGCGGGAAGCGTCCTCACTGCTGCGCCTCGGCGGCCGTCGCGGCGTCCGGCCATGACCACTCGCCGGCGTCGTGTCCGTCGGCGGGGTCGTGTCCGGTGTCCTGCTGGCACTGCCACCATCCGCCGTCGGGGTCGGCGAACATCGCGGGGCAGGTGTCGGGCTCGGCCTCGGGCGCGGGCGTGAGGATGCCGACCGTGGCGAGGGCGGCGGCGACGGCTTCGGTGAGGGTGGCGCTGCCGATCCGGGGGCCGTGCAAGCCGAGCTCGGCGCGCGCGGCCTGGTACGCGGCGTCGAACTCGGGCTCGGTGAGGATGCGGCGCGGGTCCTCGGCGAGGACGGGGGCGGGCTCCTCGGCGGCGGTCGGCTCGGCGAGCGTGTAGGGGATCGGCTCGTCGTCCTCGGCGCGGGCGGCCTCGTCGAACGTGTCGGCAACGGTACGCAGCACGTAGGCAGCGGCGGCCTTGCTCATTCCGCGGGATCCGGCCTCAACGGTGACGTTGTCGGGGGCGTCGTCGGCGGGGCGGATGACGACGAATGCGAGGGCGTCGCGGCCGTCGAGCAAAGCGAGGCGCGGGGCCTCTCCGTCGAGGTGGGCGGCAACGTGGTCGAGCAGGGCGTCGAGGGCGGCGGGGCGGTCGGGCTGCGGGGCGGTGCTCATGGGGTGGGGCTCCTGTCTCGGTGTGGTCGAGGCGGGCACGCGCGCGCGGACGCGGCGGCGTCCGGACGCGGGCGCGTGGGGTTAGAAAGCGGGTTCGGCGCTGTATCCGCCGTTGGTGGCCCATGGGTCGTTCTGGGGCTGCTGGGCGCCGTATCCGCCCTGTGTGGGCTGCTGCTGGCCGTATCCGCCGGACTGCTGGGCGCCGTTGCGTCCGCTGCTCTTGGTGATCTGGGCGGTGGCGGTCTTGAGCGACGCGGCGACGTCCTCGGCGTCGAGCTCGTAAACGGTCCGCTTCACGCCCTCGCGGTCCTCGTATGAGCGCTGCTTGAGGGCGCCGACGCATACGGCGCGGTCGCCGCGGTGCAGGCTTTCGGCGACGTGCTCGCCGAGCTTGCGCCACGCGCTCACGGTGAGGAACAGGGTTTCCCCGTCCTTCCATTCGTTGGTGCTCTTGTCGAATGTGCGGGGGGTCGAGGCGATGCGGAATTTGGCGACGGCGTGCCCGGCGGGGGTGTACTTGAGCTCGGGGTCGTCGACGAGATTGCCTTGCACGGTGATGACGGTTTCGCCTGCCATTACGCGGCGCTCCTCTGCTTGTTGAGGGTGGGGAGGGTGGTGACGGTGGCGTCCTGCGGGGGGCGGCGGGCGCATGCGCGGCACGCTCGGGTGCCGTTCTTGCGGCGGCGGGTGTTGGCCTCGTCGAACTCGTGGCCTCGGTGGCAGTGCGTTTGTGCGGCGCGGTAGGCGGCGACGTTCGAGGACGCAAGGACGTTTTCGCGGTGCGTGAGGGCCCGCAGGTGGTCGGGGTTGACGCATGCGCGGTTGCGGCATCGGTGGTCGACGTCGTGTCCGTCGGGGCGGGGGCCGTGGGCCTGCTCGTACGCGTAGTGGTAGGCGCGGGTGTTGCGGCCGTTGAGCCAGAAACGGGCGTAGTCGTCTTGGTCGGTGCTGCCGGTCCACTGGTGGCAGTTGCCGTGTACGCCGCGGATGAGCGGGACGGGGCCGGCGGGGTTGACGAATGAGGCGAACCGTTCGGCTGGTGTTGGCCGTGCCATGTCGCGGTTCCCTTCGTCTGCGCCTACGCGCCCGGTTCGGTCTTGAGTGAACTGTGTTCGTTCTAGAGAGAACGCTATTCCTGCGGGGAGGGCCCTTGGGGGTTTGCGGGCCCTCCCCTGGGGGGTGTTACGGGTTCGTGATGCTCGGCTCGGCGGCGGGGCTGATGGTCCAGCCGGCGGCGGCGAGTTGGTCGGCGATGTGGTCGGCGACGTCCTCGGGGTGGTCGACCGCGAGTTGATGCGCGTCCCACGCTGCGGCGCGGATGGCGGCCCGTGCGGCGGCGGGGATCAACGCTGGGCCCCGGTGATGTGCCGGGCGGCACGGTCGGTGCGGTAGTGGCTGGGCGGGGTCATGAGTCCGCGGGCGGCGAGGCGTTCGGCGACGCGGCGGGTGTGGTCGTGGGCGCGGGCCTCGTCGTCGGCGGTGGCCGGCTCGGCGGCGTCGTCGAGGTCGAGGGGGGCGGGCTGCTCGCGCTGCTCGGTGAGGGCGCGGCGGCGGGCGGTGCGCTCCGCGGCGGCCTCGGTGGGCCCGTCGAGCTCGTACAGGGTGCGCCATTCCTCGTGTCCGCGGTGCTTCTCGACGACGACATAGGCGCCCTGGGCGGCGAATTGGCGGGCTATGCGGTCGCGGGCTCGTTTGTCGGTGGTGGTGCGGATGGCGGGCCGGTCGGGGCGCTTGTCCCATGACGCGGTGATGCGGAAGTTGGTGCTGTTGCGGGTCTTGTCTCCGTCGCGGTTCTGCCGCTTGTATCCGGGCCGGTCGGCGTGCTTGTTGCGGTTCACGCGGGCTGCTCCTGGCGGGTGTTGTGGTGGGCGGTGGCGGCGTCGAGGCGGGTCGGGTGCGGGGTGGCGCGGGGTACGCGGTGGCGGTTGCGGCACGGCTCGCCGCTGCTCGCGCGGCACTGGTCGTACGGGCACGCGACGTCGAGGGCGTCGGGCAGATTGGCGGCCGCGCGGCGCTCGCGTTCGGCGCGGCGGGGGCGGTGGGCGGCGAGGGCGGCGGCGACGGTGCGGGGCATGTACTCGCCGAGCGCGGCGAGGCGTGCGGCGGCGAACTCGTTGCGTTCGTCGCGGGTGCTGCCTCCGGTCAACTCGCGGTAGACGGTGGGGGCGGCCTGGCCGGTGGCGATGGCGTGGCGGGTGGCGGCGAGCTGGGCGCGGTAGGCGGCGGCGTTGTCGGGGTCGACGGGCGGGACGGGGTCGGTGTGGCGGCCGAGGACGTCGGCCTTGAACGTGTGCCACGGGCGGGATACGTCGCTCGGCTTGATCGGGTACGGCGAGGTGGCGATGTGGTGCCGTACGACCTGCGCGGCGTCCCAGTGCCGGTTTTCGGGGTGTGGTGCGGTCGGCGGGACGTCGTCGAGCAGGTCGGCCCACTGGTCGAGGGTTTCCTCGGCGGCGGCCTGGTCGGTGGGCGCGCTGCGGGGGTCGAGGCGTACGGCGTAGGCGAGCAGGGCGGCCACTTCGCGGCGGTTCACTGGGCGTGCTCCTGGGGGTCGTTGAGTGCGGCGGCGAACAGGCTTGCGGCGCGGGCTACGCGGCCGGGCTGGGCGGTGCCGATGGGTACGACGTTCCCGCCGGGGGCGGCCGGCGTCTGGCGGGAGGCCTGCAAGCGCAGTTGGTCGTACTTGTCGCGGAGCTTCGGCATCGAGAGGACGTTGGCGCGCCAAAACTCGGAGTCCTGGCACCAATCGATCGCGGTGTGTACCTGCTGCTCGGTGCGGCCGTCCTTGTCGAGCATGAGGCGGGCGGCGTTTCGCCATGCCTTCGTGATCGTGGGCCGCTTGCTGCCGTTCGCTGCGATGCGGTCGGCGAGGTGGGCGCACAACTCCTCGACGTCTCGACGCTCCGGGGCTTCGACGACGTCTCTACTTCCGTAGGAAGTAGTAGGGGGTAGGGGACGGGTAGGGGACGGGGCGGCGTTACTGGGGGCGTTACGAGGGGGGTCCGTAACGGCGTTACGGGGGGCGTTACTTTCGTCGTCGTCGGCCTGCTCGTCGCCCTCGCGGGCCGCGCGCTTCCGGTCTCGGAATGCCTGCTGACGTGCGGAGTTGCGTTCCCGGTCCTCTTTCACACGGGCGCGGCTGGGGTTGTACTCCAGGAAGTCATGGATCACGTAACCGTCGTCTTCGCGCTCCCAAAGCTGCGCGGTTACGAGCTCCGTTGCTGCCGTCTTCGTGCCGCGAACGCGCGCCACTAGTGTCAGTTCGCGGTCGCTGATGTGTCCCTCGGTGAGGTTCTCGGAACTCCAGCACAGGGCGGATACGTACAGGCGGAACGCCCGGTCGGACAGTAGGGCGACCTTGCGGTGGGTGGGGAATCGGTCGTCGAGGCGGACCCATGGCACGGCGGGTGCCTCCTTTCTGGTGGTACCGGTTCGGGGGGTGCGCCCGGGGCGAGGGGCTCGCGGCTCGTCCTCGCCCCGGGGCGTTTCAGGGGGTGGGGCGGCGGCTGGTGTTGGCGGGCTGGTGCTCGTCGCACTTCCAGCCGCAGGGGTAGGGGCGGACGGGGACGGCTCCGCACCGGGGGCGGCCGTACTCGCAGACCTTCGGCGGCTGGTCCTCGGTCGGCGCGGTCACGTCGTACGCCACGCTTTCCAGTAGGTTCCGCCTGCCACATCGAAGATCGGCAACTGTGCGGCGGGCTGCTGCTCGGCCTCGACGTCGTCGGCGGCGATCTGTCCGGGCACGGTCGGCGGCGGGGCGTCGAGCAGGCGGGCGGCGCGGTCGAGTAGGCGCGCGGTTGGCGTCATGCGGCGGCCCGGTCCGCGGCGCGGCGGGCCCGCTTCGCGGCCTCGGTGCGGCGGCGGCGCTCCGATATCCGCTCCTCGGCGAGCAGGCCGCCGCGGATACCGTCCCGGTAGTCCTTGGACTGCCCGCGCTCCTCGGCGAGCGCGGCGTCGAGGCATGCGGCGCGGACGGGGCACACCACACAGATCCCCTTGGCGCGGGCCCGCTCCGAGGGGTTCGTCGAATACCAGAGCTCGGTGTCCTCGCCCTTGCACGCGGCGCGGTCCTCCCACGGGCCGGTGGTGGGCGGCGCGGCCGGCTGGGCGGCGGCGCTCGCGGGGGCGGCGGGGGCGGGTGCTTGGGTGGTGTGGTGCGCGGGCTCGATGCACGCGGAGTTTCCGCAGCGCGTACGAAGGGGGCTGGTCGGCGTGTGGCCGGCGCGGACGGTGTAGGCGGCCTGTCGGGGCGTGAGCCTGACTCCGCTGCACTTGAGTCGCGTTTTCGGGCTGCCGGTCCATTCGGTGTGGCCACCGCTGGTGGTGCGGGTGTTCGCGGCGAGGTTCCGGGCGAACGTCACGATCACGTCGGGCGTCAGTTCGATTTTTGCCATTGGGTGCTCCGGTGCGGGGGGCCCGCCCCGGGGTGCGGGGCGGGCGGTGGCGTGGTTACCGGCGGTGCTTGGCGCGGGCGGCGCGGTGCAGGGCGGCGAGGCGGGTCTCGATGGCCCATGCGCCGATGGCGAGGGCGGCGACGGCGGCGGTGTCGGCGAGGATGACGACGATCACGGGGTCGCCTCCTCGGCGGTCGCGGGCGCGGGGGCGAGGGCGGGCAGGACGATCGACGCGAGGTCGCCTGTACGCCACGACTGCGCGATCAGGTCGCGGCCGTCGAGGGGCTGCGCCTTGCTCTTGCGGGCGAATGTGAGCCGGTGGGAGCGGGCTCGGCTCGGCTTGATGGCCACGCCGGGTACGTCGTGCATCTCGCCCGTGCCCTTGTCGACGATCCGGGCCACGCGGGCGGCGGTCATCTCGGCGAGGATCTGCGCGGTGAACGTCGCCCGGACGCTCCGCACAATCTGTGTGACGGCTTCGCTCGGGTACGTCTCGCGCACCCAATCGGTGAACGCTTCCTCGTCAACGATCTTGGCCTCGGCCTCGCCGCCGGTGACGCTGACGCTTCCCACCTTCACGCCGTCCGGCAACGTGGCGTCGAACTTGGTCGAGCCGGTTGCCTTGGCCTGCTGGTCGAGCAGGTGCTGTGTGTCGGTGCGGGCGTCTGCGAGCTCGGCCTTGATGGTGTCGGCGAGGGCGGCGAGGACGGCCTCGCGGGTGAGGGCGGCGCGGACTGCTCCGGGGTCCGGTGCGGTCGGCTGCTCGGCGGCGGGGGCGTCGTTGGTGGTCGTCATGCGGCGGCGCTCCTCGCGACGTCGAGCAGGTCGCCGGTCATGGCGGCTATCTGGTCGGGGGTGGCGTCCTTCGGGGTGACCTGGTACTTGCTGGCGAGCAGCGTGTCGACCTCGGCGCGGTTGCGGCATCCGGCGGTCTTGCCCGCGGCGTACATCTCGCTCAGTGCGGCGGAGCGCTCGGCGGCGGCCTGCGCGGTGCTCGGCGGCGCCTGCTGCTCGTCCTGCTGCGGCTGGTCGCCCGGCTCGGGGTCGCGCTGGCGCTGCGGCTGGTTGGCGGCGTTGGCCTTCTGCCGTGCCACGGCGTCGATGCGGTCGAGGTAGTCGGCGGGGGCGCCGGCCTTGACGGCGGCGGCGCGTACCTGGTCGAACGTGGCGCGGTCCGGCGCCTTCATCGCCTCGGCGAGGAAGTCACGGCGCGGCGTCTGCTGCTGCGGCTGCTGCTCCCACGGGCCGGGCTCGGCGCGGTCGCTGCGGCGCGGCTGCTGCTGGCGCTGCTGTCCCTGCTGGCGGCGCTGCTGCTGGCGCTGCTGGCGCTCGGCGCGGTGCTCGGCGGGCGGCTCGACGGGGTGATCGCGGTCGCCGTCGTCGATGCTGCGGCCGTCCACGGGCAGCATGAACAGAGTGAAGAGCAGGTACTTGAGGGCCGCGGACTGGGCCTTGTTGGTGCTCTTGTCCGCGAAGTCGGATGCCTCGCCCGGGACTTCCGCAACGAGGCAGTCACCCGCGGGCCCGTAGATGCGATACCGCATCTTGATCGTGGTGTGCGTCATCTTCTCGCCGCGGCGTTCCTGCCGGTGGGAGGCGACGTTCGGCAGGATGAACACGCCGTGCGTGCGCATCGGGCCGGCCATGGCGGACATGACGTCGTCGATGCCGCGGAACTTGTAGTTCTGTTGGGTGTTCTGCTGGTTCTTGCCGACGGGCATCGTGTCGCGCATCACGGAGTTGATCGCCGCGAAGAGGCGCGGGGTGTCCGCGGGCGCGGCGCCGGCCGGGGCGGGCTCGTACGTCAGTTCGACTGCGGCGACGGCGTCGGCCATTGACATGACGGGGGCGGCGTTCATGCGCGGTTCCTGTTCTGCGAGTTGCGGATGGCGGCGGCCGATTTCGTAAGGCGCGTGCCGAGGGTGATCGCGTCGTGCGGGGACATGAGCGGGTCGACGTGGACGGCGGCCGGGAGTCCCTCGGTGAGGGCGTCGCGGGTGCCGTCGGCCTCGGCGGCACGCATGGCGCGGACGTAGTCGGGTGCGTCGTCGCTGCACACCGCGTAGTCGAGGCAGACGACGGCGGCGGCGTGGGCGAGCAGCAGCGTTCCGACCGTGGCGGGGTCCTCGGCGTAGGCGAGGGCGAGCTCGTCGAGCAGGGGGGCCACGCGGTCCGTGAGGGGGAGGCGTACGGCGGTCCCGTCGGCGGAGAGTTGCGGGGCGATAGAGTCGGGGGTCACGTCCAGTTCCTTTCTGTGGTGGGCGTGTGGGCCGTTCCGGGTCGCATCCGGGGCGGCCCTGCTGTGTTTCAGGCGGCGGCGCGGTGGGGCGCGGTGGTGCGGGCGGCGCGGTCGAGGCGGCGGCACACCAGTTCGATTTCGGGGGCGAGGCGGCCGGCGGCGCGGTCGCGGTCGCGGCGGGCTCGGGCCCGGTCGAGGACGGCGCGGGCGTCGGCGTAGGCCTGCTCGCGGCTGATCACGGGGGCGTTCACAGTGCGGCCGGTGCGGTCGCGGCGGGGACGAGCAGGCGGGACGCGGGGAGGCCGTAGGCGGCCTCGACCTTCGCAGCTATGTGGGACGACGGCGCGGTCTTGCCCGTCCACAAGCGCCATGCCGTCGCGGGGGCAACTTTCAGCCGCGTCGCGAGGTCTAGGTACCGGTCGTCGCCTATGGCTCCGGCGGCTGCACGCAGGGTTGTGCGGTCGTACATGAGGTGCGGTCCTTTCCGAACGGAACTGTGTTCGTTCTGGAGAGAACGCTATCACCTAAGTTTCTGTTGTGAAAGTTGTGTGCTCGTGTGGTCACCGCATATGCCGTTGACACAGAGCGATTGCGCGACCACAATCGGATGTCTGTTCGAAGCAAACCCGCAGATAAGCGCTCGTAGGTGCCACCGTGCAGGCAAGCGAAGATATGCCCGAAACCTTCACCCCCGGAGTGCACTCCTCCGCGCTACATTTCAGGGGTGAAAAATGACCGCTCTAGAGAGAACGCAGCGTTCGCCGACTGGCTGCGATCCGAACTGGTGCGCCGCGGCTATGACCTCTCAGGCCCCCGCAGCGGGGGCAAGGGGAACTTTGCGAACGATTCGGGCATCAGCCGCCCCAGCATCAGTCGGATGCTCGACCCAGCCGGCCGAAGCATCACCGACATCGGCATCCTCACCCAGCTCGCTGAGTCACTACAGCATCCGCTCGGCGATATCCTTGTACGTGTAGGTGTCATCGACTCATCTGAACTACGCGCCGTCCAGGACCCACAGCCCGGACCCCGCCGGATAACACCGCAAGAAGCCGCCGCAGCACTCGGCATCACAGACACACAGTCCCTACGCCTGTTCGTGTCCATGGCCGAAACGCTGCAACGGCAGCCACCCCCCGAAACAGGCGGCCAGACGGCCGCTGATCAGTAACGCCCAAAAAGCGGAGGGATCGCACCCGTGAAGCAGCATTACGCCCCCCACCTCGCCTACGGCCTGCTCATACTCGGGCTCGTCCTCGGCGTCCTCGGCGTCCTCGGGCGGAACGATGACGTCATGAGGTGCGGAATTCTTCTCACGGTTGTTGCCGCCCCCCTCGTCGTCATCAACGCACTCCGCGCCGAACGACGCTTTCTCGACGACCAACGCTCCGCCTCACACACCGCCGGCTACCGCCTCGCCCTCGAACACGTAGCCCTCGGCCTGCTCGACCCGGCCAGTACCACGCCGACCGGTCCTGGCCACCGCGCCGACACCCCCGAGGAGGAGCCGGTCAACGTCATCCCCCTGTTCCCGATCAGCGAACTACCGGAACGGAAAGCGTTGTGACCACACCACAACTGCCAGACACCTTCCACGGCTCGCCCGACACTGAGGGCGAGCCGTGGCTCGGTTACATCCGTGTCAGCACGTGGAAAGAAGAAAAGATCAGTCCCGAGCTACAGCGGGACGCGATCACCCAATGGGCCCGCCGCACGGGCCGCCGGATCGTCGGATGGGTCGAAGACCTCGACGTGTCCGGCCGACACTTCAAACGCAAGATCATGCAGTGCATCGAGCGCGTCGAGGGCGGCGAAGTCCGCGGCGTCGCCGTATGGCGCTACTCCCGGTTCGGCCGCGACCGCACCGGCAACGCGATGAACCTCGCCCGCCTCCAAGAGGCAGGCGGAGAGCTGGAATCCGCGACAGAACCCGTCGACGCCTCGACCGCCATCGGCCGGTTCCAGCGCGGCATGATCCTCGAATTCGGGGCGTTCGAGAGCGACCGCGCCGGCGAGCAGTGGCGAGAGACGCACGACCACCGCAAGTACAAACTGCACCTGCCCGCGCAGGGCCGGAAGCGTTTCGGGTACGAGTGGCACCGCCGCTACGACGAGACGACGGGGACGCTACAGAAAGAGCGGTACGAGCCCCAGGAAGACATAGGCCCAGTCGTCGCCGACCTGTACCGCGCGTACATCACAGGCTCCGGATTCACCGCTCTGTGCGGCGAGTTGAACCGCGCCGGACACCGCACCACGCAGGGAAGCTTGTGGCGGAGCGAGACACTCACCCGCTACATGGACTCAGGCTTCCCCGCGGGTCTGCTCATCGTCCACAACCCTGAGTGCCGATGCCGCAAGACTGACGGCAAGTGCCGCAACCGCGTCCACATCCAGGGCGCCCAAAAAGAGCTCATCGACTACGACCTGTGGCAGGCCTACCAGCAGCGGCGCAAAGAGGTACGCGCGACCGCGCCGCGCTCCCGGGTCGGCATCTACGAACTCACCGGACTTGCCAAATGCTCAGCGTGCCGCCTCGGTACGAGCCTTAACGCCGCACGCCGTGACGGCGCCAACGTGCCCGGTTGGGCCTACCGGTGCAGCCTCCGCGCCAAGAGCGGAGCCACCGCGTGCGAGGGCGTACTCGTACCGCGCCACATCGTCGAGCGCGAGGTATTCCGCTGGCTCAAACGCGAGGCCGCCGAAGGCATCGACAACGCCCCGCCCACCGAGCACACCCCCGAGCGGAACCCCGCCGAGGAAGAGGCCGCCAATATGCGGGCCCGCGCACGGGCACAGGCCGAAGTCGACAAGCAGCGCCAGGCCCTCGCGCGGCTCCGGGCTGAACACGCGGCCGACCCGGACGAGTGGGAGGAAGGGGAGTACGAGGAAGCGGCAAACGTGATCCGACGCAAGCGGGCAGAGGCACAAGCCACCCTCGACAGCATCCCGGAAACCGCCCCGCTGCCCGACCGCGCCGAGTTCATACCGCTTGTCGTCGGCACAGTCGAGGAGTGGCCGACGCTCGACGACGGCGAGCGAAACATGATGTATCGCAAGCTCATTCGGCGCGTGGCGCTCACCCGGCACGGGTCACGGTCGGAGGACGTAGAGATCGTGGTTCATCCCTTGTGGAAACCGGACCCGTGGGACGTGGCCCAAAACGCTACCGAGAAGTAGTGACATACCGCTTGGTATGTGCGCAGAATCTGTGCACGCGTCGCAACGTGGCGAGCTACCAGGAGGACAGCCGTGCAGGGAACCATGCAGGACGTACCGCTTCTGATCAGCCGGATTCTTCAGCACGGCCGGACCGCCCACGGCACCTCGCAAGTGATCACATGGACCGGTGAGGGCGAGCCGCAGCGCCGTACGTTCGCCGAGATAGGCGACCGCGCCGCGCAGCTCGCCCACGCCCTACGCGATGACCTTGGAGTAACCGAGGGAAGTGTTTTGGGCACGTTGATGTGCGACAGTCACGGTAAAACACTCGCGGCATGACCTGCGGAAACGCGGCACAGGCAACAGAACGGCCCCAGTACCAGTGAAGGTACCGGGGCCGTCCCTATGAGCAACCCACCGCCGGACGGGGTACCCGCGGCGGGTCCATCCCGCTACCCGCGTGGCGCAACACGGGTGCGGGGGGCCGGTGGGCAGTCGCCGCGGTGGCTGTAGTTCACCAGAGGGGCGCTGGTTGGTCGGTCATGGACGTGTCGTTGTGACGGCTCGTCGGGGCGGATTCCTTGCTGGCATCGACAGCAGATCACTTCGTCCGTCCTTTCTTCTGATTGCAGCGGCCGGCGCAGGCGTAGACCTCGACGTCGGGCTCGCCGAACCGGTCGCGGGTCCTGCCGACGCTTTGCGCGCGGCGCCCCTGCATGAACGAGGCGCCACAGAACACGCAGGCCCACCCCTGGTACTGCGGGAACGTCAACTCGGCGGCCGACGGGATTTGTAGACGGGCGGTCATGACTCGCCCCCGACTACGACCGAGGCCCACATGCGCAGCTCGCCCGTGCCGTCGCTACTGCCCCATGCGTCCGCGGCGAGCAGGACGTCGAGCAGGGCGCGGAATGTCGCATCGTCCTGGGGCGCGGACACGGATACGCGGACGTACGGGCCTCGGCCGCTCACGGTCGCCGTTGTGCCGGTCGCCTGCTCCATAGCGGTGCGCAGCGCGACGGCGTCTAAGCGTGCAGGCATGACGGGGTCCCCCGAACTCTGCGAGTAGAGCCGAACTCATCTCGAAGAGTAGCCCGATGGGTCGTAGTCTGTCAGGTGCGTCACTCCCGAAACATGCATTGGAGGGCCCCGTGTCGGACCCGGCGCCGTACCTCGTCATCGCCGAGGACCTACGCGGGCGGATCGTCGGCGGCGAGTTTGCGCCCGGCGATCGGCTGCCGTCAGTGGCCGAGCTCGGCCGCGAACATGGGGTGTCGCCCTCGGTCGGAGCGCGCGCCTATGCCGTCCTCGTCGAGGACGGGTTGGTGATCTCCCGGCACGGGGCCGGCCACTACGTCCGCGGGCCCGAGTCTCCTGAGCTGCTCGTGCGGCAGCACCGGAAGCGGCCGGAAGACTCGCCGTTTGCGCAGGGCGTCGCCGAGCAGGGCGCGGCCGGTACGTGGCGGCACGAGTCGGCTACGGCGGTGGCCGATGCGCGCACGGCCGAGCGTCTGGCCATCCGCGAGGGCGAGCCCGTGATGCGGACCGAATACGTCTACCTCGCCGACGACGTCCCGGTGCAGCTCGCCACGTCGTGGGAGCCCGTTGCGGTAACGGGACAGTCGATGATTGTGCTTCCCGAGGCGGGCCCGTACGCCGGTATCGGCGTCTCGGCGCGCATGCGCGTACTCGGTATCGAGGTGGGCGAGGCGGTCGAGCGAGTGAGGGCGCGCGGTGCGACGCGGGCCGAGGCGACGGCGCTCGGCATCAACCCCTCGGCGCCCGTGATGTTCGTCGAGCGGACCTACTACGACCAGAAGAACGGGCGGCCGGTCGAGACTGCGGACGTCGTCATGCGCGGTGACCGGTGGGTTGCGGTGTACGGGCGGGCCCCGTCGCCGAGCGCGTGAACGCACAAAGGCGCCCCCCGCAACGGCCGTTCGTGGCCGTGCGGGGGGCGTTCGCCTTCAGTGTGCGGTCATCTGCCACACGGATACGCCGAGCCCTGCGAGCCCTCCGAGGGCGGCAATGCTCGGCAGCGGCCACCGGTTGCGTTCGAGCGCGTCGAGCCGCTTTCCGTGGTCGTCGATGGTCTTGTCGGTCTGGTCGTGGCGCTGCGCGAGCAGGGCCAATGATCCGTTGACGGTGGCGAACCCTTCGGCCATCGTCCCGCGGAGCTCGGCGAGGGCGACCGCTATTGCGGCCGTGTCGGTCGGCTCGGTCACTGCGCACCCTCGCCCGGGTCGTCGTCGACCAGGCCGAGGCCGAACCGGTCGAGTACGGCCTCGACGCTCGGCAGGGCCATGAAGCGGGCGAGGCCGCCAGCGACGGCGGCCGCGGTGGCGAGACCGCCAACGAGCCACGGCAGCAAGTCGGTTACGCCGTGCGCATTGGCGAGGACGGCGGCGAGGGTGGGCAGGACGGCGGCGAGGGCAACTGTCGTTTGCAGGACGGTGCGAATACTGCGCTTGGCGGCGGGGCTCATGAGGGGCGCTCCGGGGGTTGTGGGGGGTGGGCCCGCCCGGCGCGGTGCCGGGCGGGCGGCGCTCGAGCATTAGCGTCGGAGTGACGAGAAAACTCGAGGTTTTGCGGTGGCCTACTTGCCGTAGGCGAGGCGGAACAGGGCGGCCCAGCCGCGCGGGCCGATCTTGACGTCGTGCGTGGTGCCCGCGGCGCGGTACTGCGGGTGGGCGTCGTGGAAACGGGCGGTGGCGGCCTGCGTGGCGGGCCCGTAGTTCGGGGACTCCTTCACGCCCTTGGGCATGAATCCGGCGGCCTTGAGCGCGCGCTGTAGGGCCACGGCGGACGGCCTCGACTTGCCCGGGGCGAGGCCGGTCGGGAACGACGGCGGGGTGTACGGCTTGCTCGGCGCGGTGTCGCCCTCGGCCCACGCGCGCAGCGCGGACGGAGACAGGTAGCAGATGTTCGAGTCGACGCGCGGCCCGCTGCCCGGGGTCGATGTGAACTGCCAGATGAGCGGCTTACGGCCGGACGGGGCGGGCCGTGCGGCGGCCTCGGCCTCGGCGAACGTGTCGACGCGATTGCCCGGGTACGCCGGGTACCACAGGGTGACGCCCGCGGGAACGTGGCCGTGGGCGATGTCGTCGGCGCTGGTGTAGACGCCGACACGCTGCCCGGGGAACGCCTTCTGCACGGCGGCGATCCACGCGACGGCGTACGCCCGGATCTGCTCCGCGGTACGCCCTCGGTAGTTGCGGCGGTCGCTGTACGCCTCCAGGTCGAGCCAGTGCAGGAATCTGGCACCCGCGTACGGCTTGACGGCGGCGATGTAGTTCGCGGCCTCCTTCGCGGCGTTCTGGTTGGGCCACGCGAAGTGGTACGCGCCCGCGACCAGTCCGGCGGCCTTGATGCCCTTCACGTGGGTGGCGAACTTCGGGTCGCGCGAGGTCTGTCCCTCGCTCGCCTTGGCGAACGCGAAAGCGAGGCCAGAGCGCTTGTGGGCGGCCCAGTCCTGGGCGGGCTGGTAGGCGGATACGTCGATACCGCGGGAAGTGCTGGTCATGGTGCCTCCAGGGCATGAAAAAACGCCCGGCGCGGTGCGCGGGGCGTACAGGGCGAGAGGAGGAAAGGTCAGGAGTCGGCGAGCCACGCCGCGGTGACGCGGAGGTTGCGGCCGACGACGATGCCGCGCCGGTTGGCGGCCGATGGTGTCGAGCCGTCGTCGTTGTTCCAAGAGCGGACGGTGATCACTCCGGTGGTGGAGATGAAACACTCGCCGCTGCCGAAACCGTCGCCGATCACGCAATAGACCAGCTCGGGAGGCCGCCACCCCACGGGAAGCGTGCCGATCGCGATATCGGCGAGGTTGCCCCGGACGTCGGCGTGAATGTCGTTGGTGTAGACGTCCGCGAGGGACAGGGCGGCTGAAAAGTTGATCGTGACTTGGCGCCCCGCCCTGCGACCGGAGAAGCTCACCAGGGTGAAGTTGGTTGCTGCGGTGGCGCCGGACGCGGTGGTGACGGGGTCCAACCCGTCATTGAGCCGCGCGGCGGTTATGGTCATGCCCGGTTGCCACAGAGTCACAGCGGGTCTCCTTACAAAGCGACGATGGTGGGATAAGCGAGGACGACGTCTGTGCCCGCGGCCTGTGCCTTGGAGACGCCGTTGACAGAGCGCTGAACGGTGAATGCCTGCTGCCCCACCGCGCCGAGCGTGAGCAGGTCGCCGTACAACTGGAGTCCCGTGCCGGGTGTGCCTTCACATGTCACGAGCAGTCCGCCGGTGGCGGCGTTCGCCGGCGCCGTGAACGTGCTGTCTCGGTACTCCCACGCGCCGACGGCGGGAACGATGGGGTTCGTTGACGTCGTCAGGTAGGCGCCCGACGCGGTGTACCAGTTGACGCCGACGGTGATACCCAGCGCGAACGCTTGGGCGGCGTAGATCCAGCCTGCGGCGCGGTACTGCTGTCCGGGGGTGACGGGAACCTGTTGCGCCTCGAACCTTGGAGATACCGCGGTACCGGTCGTCAGTAGTGCTGAGTGCGTGCCGCCCTTGGCTCGGGCGGTCGACCACGTCAGCGTGCCCGCGCCGAACGCGGTCCATCCGGTGATGCCCGTCTCGAAGTCGGGGTTTGCGTTCAGGACGCGGTCACCGATGGCGGTCACGGTCATGACCTCGCCCGCGACACGGATGTCGATGGGGAGGTCGCGGGGGTCGGTGGTCCACAGCGGGCCGTCAGTCGCCACGGCCAACGTGGTGGCGCTGGCGCTGGCCGGGGTGGCGAGGCTGCTGCTGTCGGCGTCGGCCTTCGGCGGAGGGCCGAGGGTGAATAGTAGGTCGTCGATCCACGCGCCGTCCTCGCCGCCGGCCGAGGAGTTGTCTTTGGTGTAGCGGAATGTCACAGCCGAGGCGCCGGTGACGTTGACAGTGGTCGACGTCCACGGGGTTATGCCCTGTGCCCTGAGTACCTGCACGCCGTCGACGAGGACCGTCAAGCGGTCACCTTCAAAGCCAGGGCCCGCATCTTCCGACGAGGTGAAGTACGCGAACGTGAGCTCGGTCGCCCCGGTCGGTACCGTGATCACGGCGTCGCTGGTCTGGTTGTTCGTGATCGCCCCGGACCGAAGCGACCAGGTGCCGGTGTTGTAGTGGACTTGGCTGCGGACCCACGGCAGGTTTCCACCGCTTGCGATGGTCACCGCATAGGTGGTGTCCTCGAAGTCCTCGACGATCGCCGCGGCGGCGACGTTCCACGGGCCTGCGGGCGAGCAGTTGAACGTGATCGCCCATGTGCGCGGTAGGAGTGTTTCGCTCCAGCCGTCGACGAGTAGCTCGGTGGTGCCGGATCCGGTGAACTGCTTGGGCAGTCCCGTGATGAGGATCTTGTCGCCCTCGCGCAGTGCCATTACGGCCGGGATGAGCTCGGGCGCCTTGTGCAGCAGGATCGTGACCGACGGGTATCGGTTTTCGTCCCATGTGGACAGGTGTAGCAGCCAGTTCGCCATGGGTTGCGCCTGGTCGTCCGTGGCGAGGTTGAGCGTTGCACTGTCCGCGTAGACACCGATACCGGCGGGCGGATCCTGGGTGGACAGGGGGCCGGTGTCGAGGCTTGCTGTGCCCGATGATCCGCCGGCGCGCTGTACCTCCCAACTGTTGCGAACCTGGTCGTCCTCGACCGGTTCGAACGGCGGCGCGATGTGCCCGGAGCTGTAGTCCAGGACGAGTTTCGCGGGCTGGTTGTAGAGGTCGGTGCGTGTCCGGTACGTGAGCTGTCGTCGGTCGGAGGACTCGCCGAACAGGCCGCCGTCGGCCTCGGCGCAATCGCGCAGCAGGTCGAGCAGGGGCGCCGGTGTCTGCGGGCCCACGGGCGCGCTGGTGGTGATGTCGCCGGTGACGGTGAGCGGGACGGCTTCCTCGCCGCATAGGCGGATCATGCGGTCGGCGGCGGTCTCCCCCGCCCATGCGGTGATGGCGCCGTTGTAGGCGGCCGTGGAGTCCGATGCCCATGCGGAGATGTGGCCGATGGCCATTCCGGCGAGGTCGGTGCTGAATCCGTCGGGCGGGGATCCGATGCTCGTCGGGCGGCCTACGGTGCCCGCGTAGGTGGTGCCGAATCCGCCGGCGTCGCCGCCGACGTCCTGCCAGTCGACGCGCCATGCCACGTCGGACCCTGACTGTGTGGCGGTGAGGCGCACGTAAATCCACGCGCCGAACAGGTCGCTACCGGTGCCGATGTTCCGGGTGAACAGGGTGTCGCCGTCGCTGTTCTTGGCGATGATCGTCGACCCGGTGGCGCCGCTTTGGACGTACCAGTCTGCAACGGTGCCGGTCGACTGGATCCGCAGGAAGGTGCGTTGCGTCGCGTTGGCCTGGTCGAGCCGGTACAGCCAACGCACGCTCCAACTGCTCAGCGTGTTGGGCGGGGCCGGAACTCTGCCGAGCATGTAGCACACCTGGTTACTCGTCGGCTGGATGGTGGGCAAGGGGGCAGATGATGCGAGGGTGTTGGCCTGCGCCCACTGAGCGGCTGTCAGTTTCAGCGGGCTTACGCCGGGGATCGGCGAGTACGCCTGTACGGCGTTGGCGCCTTCCTCCATCGGCCAATACGCAAGCGGCTGGAAGCTCGGAATGCGGCGGCGCAGTGTCGAGGCGAGCGTCTTTTGGCCCTGGGAGAGGCGGCGCAGAATGCCCGCGGCCTGGATCGGCGTCCATGCATCCTGTTCGGATTCTGACCACTTCGGCGGCCACTCGGGCACCTCGCCCTCGAAGCGGGTCATAAGGCCGGTGATCTCGGAGCCTTGGCCAACCGTCCACGCGCGGCCCGCGCTGTCGGTGAAGGAGGTGGTGTCGGACGGCTGCACGGTGAAGTTCGGCGCCGCAACCGCCGGCCCGTCGATACCGTTTCGGACCTCGGCGCGGTAGACCTTGCCTGCCGCGTTGGTGAAGCGGGACGTTCCGCTGCCACCGATGACGACGGGCGACGTCGAGGCGAAAACGCCGGTGGTGCCGGTTGTCGTGGTGGTGTTTATCAGGGTCCACGGCCCGTCGAGCGACGGCGCGGTGTAGAACCGGTTCGTCTTGCCGCCCGCCCCGTTGTCGACGTCGAGCGTCGCGCGCAGTGCGAGCGTTCTGGATGGTGAAGTGCCGAGTTTGGCGGTCGACCGGGTCTGGTGCTCGGCCGTGCCGTCAATGCTGGTGTAGAGCCACAGTTCGTTTTGGTAGACGAACATGATCCAGCTTCGTTGGTTGGTCGACTCGGCCCATTTCGACATCAGCACTTGCGGCGCGGAGCTGGCCTGCCAGTCGTTGAGGTAGATCTCGACTCGGACGTCAAGGTCACCGGTGATGTCCAGCGGTGTGATGTCCGGTGTGGTGGCGCCTGAGAGGTCGTGTCCGGGGGGCACTGCAAGGGATGGGGTCGCGCCCGGGACCCGGATACGGAACGGGGTTCCGCGGCCGATGAGCCCATAGAACGGGCTCTCGGCGTTGCGCGGGGTGTACTTCCCGTCGAGGTTGCGGATTGTCGCCGCGCACTGCGCGGGGTCGGCAGCGTTGGAGCGGTACGGGCGGCCCCGCGTGTGAGTGATCGGGGCGCGGGTGTAGAGGTCGGTGGTGATGTTCTGCCACACCTGCCCGATCCTGAGCTCGCCGCGCAGTCCAAGGGGTGTCTGCGGGAATGCCACGGTCACGCCGCCTTTCCTGTGATGACGAACTGGACGTTTCCGCCACGCGCGGCGACCTTCTGCCGCAGGGTGGCGATGATGAGATCGCCGAACGCGCTTCCGTCCGAGCCGATGCGCACGACGTCGGGCGAGCTGCCTCGGCCTGCGACCGCGCCGGACGCGGTCGAGGCGGCGACGTTCGCCGCGGTGGCCTGCCCGCCGGTGGGTACCGAGACCAGGTTGCGCATCGTCGAATCGACCGCGCCGGCCCCGTCCTCGACGCCCTCGACGATGCCCGCGGGAATCCAACGGCCGATCTGGTCGCGCATCACACGCGAGGGCGAGTGGATGCCGAGGGCTCTGGCGATGGGCCCGGGGATCATGTTCTTGGCGAAGCTGATGAGCTGCGAGCGCAGCCACCCGCCCATGCCCGCGACGCCATCGAACAGACCGCGCACCAGGTCGCGGCCCTTGCCGACGAGCAGGCTGCCCATGTTGCCGAGGGCGTTGGTGATCCGGCCGGGCAGACCGCGGACCCACGCGACCATTTCCAGTGCCTTGACGGCCGTCGCGGTTTTGATCGCCGACCAGTGCTTGACGATCAGGCCGGTTGCGGTCCAGTTGAGAAACGCGTTATAGATCTTTCCGGGGATTCCCTTTACCCAACCAACAATGGCGTTCCACCAGGAAACGGCGGTGCTCTGAATGGTGGACCAATAGTTGATGAGCAGTCCGGGCAGTGTGAAATGCAGGAACGCGAAAACTATCGCGTCCTTCACCCACAGTATTTTTTGAACCACCCAATCCCATGCGGCGAGCGTGGCGGACTTGATCTGATCCCAGTACGTGACGATGAGATAGACGAGGCCCGCTACGGCGACTGCTGCCCCGGCGACAATCCAGAAAATCGGGTTGGCGAGCATCGCGGAATTCATCGCCCACACGGCGACCGCTGCGATACCGAACGCCACACCGAGCGCGGTAATGCCTATGGCGAGGACTTTCGCCACCCCGGAATGTTCCTGGAACCAATTTCCGAACGTGGTCAGGATGGGAAGTACCTTGGTTGCGAGCACGTCGACGAATGCCTGTGTGGCTTTCCGCTTGAACTGCTCGACCTGCGTTGCGGCGTTGTCGCGCAGACTGTTGCCCACGCGGTCGGCGGCGCCTCCGACCTTGCCGAGGCCCTGCGCGGCGCTGCTCGGGTCCATCGCGAACAGGGCGGCGCCGAGGTCTTCGGCTTGCGTGCCGAACAGGGCCGTTGCGGCGGCCGATTGCTTAAGGGGGTCCTTGATGTTCCGTAGGCGGTCGAGGGTGGTGTCGAGTGCGGCCGAGGCGGACTTTCCGCCGGCGCCGAACTTCTTCGCCATGTCGTCGGCGTTCAAGCCGAGGGCTTGGAAACCCTGCGCGGTGGTGGCTGAGCCATCTACGGCGCGAATCGAGAATTCCTTGATGGCGTCCGCGGCGAGGTCCGAGTCGCGGGCGCCCGCTTGAATCGCCTGGTTCATAAGGCCAACGGCGGTGGCGCCGTCAATACCGGCCTTCTTGAACTGGACGCCGTACTCGTTGAACGTATCGACAAGGTCGCCGGCCTTATTTGCCGAGGACTGGAATCCGACCGTAAGAACGTCGAACGCTTCTTGCGCACTGGACGCGAGGCCCGTGCGGAGCATCTGCGAAACGGCGTTGGTGACGCCCCCGAGATCCTGATCGAACGTGCTCGCGAGGTCGGACACCTTCGTCGATATCGACTCGATCTGTGCGTTGGTGGCGTCCGGCGGGAGCAGACCGGAACTCATGGTTGCCTTAATGGCGTCCGCGGCGCCCTGGAAGTCCTCAGTGACGGCGTTCGCGAACAGGTGGCCGGCGGCCTTGCCGTATTTCTGCGCCTCGGCCGGGGTGGAGCCGAGTTGCGCGGCGAGTTTGCCGGTGATCTGCTGCTGTTCCATCGCTGAGGCGATGCCACCCATGAGGGCGGCGCCGAGACCTGCTCCGACCGCACCTAGGGCGAGGCCTTTGAGCTTGCCGGTGATGCTCTGTCCGGCCGTGGCGGCGCCGTCGCTGGCTCCCTCGTCGAGGCCCTCGCCGAGGGCGCCTCCTGCGTCCTGCCCGCCGGTGCGGGCCCGCTGGGTGATGCGGGTGAGTGCGGCCCGCAACCGGGTCTGAAAGCCGTTCAGGCCTTGTTCGGCCTCGGTGTCGTCCACGGTGATGGTGGCGGCGAGCTCGCCCACGGTGAGCGCCATGTGCGGGCCTCCTCTCGGGTAGGGGGCGCGCGGTGGCGCGGTGTGGAGTTATCAGCCCTTGGGGGCGTCGGGCGGCGGGTACAACAGGCGGTTGATGCGGGAGTCCGCGGAGAGCAGGCCGAGGATGCGGACGCGTAGCCACCGCCACGAACGGGCGGCGAGCAGGCCCGGCGCCCCGACGTCGAGGCCGTAGAACTCCTGTAGGTCGGCCTCGACGAGCGGCCACTCGTCGAGGATCTGCGACCACTTCACTTCCGGGGCGCGGGCTTCTTTCCGCCGGCGCGGTTGCCCTGGCGGGGCTTCGTACCACTCGAAGAGCCCCGAGACCGGGTCTTGTTCGCCGCATCCGATGAGCTGCGGCGCTGCTGCCGGTTCGGGGCCAGTCGAGAAGGGTCGCCGCCGGAATTCCAGTAGCGTTCGGCGGCGTCCTTGTTCTGCACAATCCACACCATCGCGGTCACCGCGCAGTGTTTGAGCGTCGGCCATGCGACGTCATCGGCGACCATCTCGGCGTGTGCGGTGCCGAGGACATCGCGGTACATGTCGCGCTCGGCGGCGTCGGCGAGGACGGCATCGTCGACCTGCCCGCCGTCTGCGGCGACCGCGGCGGCCTGCATGATGGCCTGCACGCGGAGACCGGTCGCCGCGGACGGCGGCGGCACGGTGTACGTCTTGCCCTTGATGGGGAGCGCGAGCGTTTCGTCGAGCAACTCCCCCAGTGCCTGAAAGGCCATTGATCAGCCTTCCTACGGCGCGAGCGGGTTGGTGATCTTCGTACGCTTGCCCTTGCCGGTAAGCGTCACCTTGACCGAGTCGAGGTCGTCGGTAGCGGTGCCGTCCTGCTCCCACTGGACCAGGGCGTACCCCTCGTACGCCTCGTCACGGCCCTCGCGGTCGTACCAACGAACGTGGACCTTGCCCGCGTCGCCGAAGTTCTCCGCGGCGAGCCTGAGCTGTTCCTGAGCGGCGTTGAAAGCCTTGGTCGTGGGGTGGCACCGGTGCAACATCGTCGCCTCGATGCTCCACGCGTACGCGGTCGCCGTCTGGTCGGCCCAACCGTCGTCCTCGTACGTGGTGCTGTCCTGCTGCGTCTGGTCGACCTTGGGCGCAAAGTCGTTGATGCCGGGGACGATCGCCCATGCGGGCGTGCCGTTGGTGCTGGTGTCCAGTTCGAGCCGGTACCGACGCGCGAGCGCGGTCTCAGTTTCGACGGGGGTCGACATGGTGGGGCCCTCCTATTCGAGGCGGTCGGACTGCGGGCGTTGCGCCCGTAGCGTGTAATTGCTGGTGCGCTCGTGGCGGCCGTTGGCGTCGGCGCCGAGCGGCGCGGTGTTCTCGCGCTTGATGAGCTGCACATGGGCGGCGCCGAACTGCTGGTCACGTAGGCCGTGCAGCGCGGCGAACACGGCCTCGTCGAGGTCGGCAGCCTCGCGCGGATCCTGTCTGGCGCGGATGCGTACCTGTAGGAACACGGTGCAGTCGGTGAGGGCGGGATCGTCGGCGGTGTCGTACGCGGTGAGGACGACGGCGCGGTCTGGACTGTCGGGCATCACGGTGTCCGTGATCGCTGTCTCGGTGGCGGTGTAGATGCCGGTGGGCCGGTAGGTGGCGACGCTGGCGGTGTCGAGCAGGCGGGCGATGCCGTCGACCAAATCGACAAGGAACGTCACCGGAGCGCCCTCCGTACCTGCGCGGCGATGATGGCGAGGATCGTGTCTTTCTCCTCGCGCAACGGGCGTTCGAGGTACTTCGCTGACCTGCCGGGGTCGTGGCGGTAGCTGAGTTCCTCGTGTTGGCGCACGGCATACGGGGTGTCGTAGCTGACGACGGACGTCATGGACGACTCGTCGACGGACACGACTCCGGAACGCTCTAGCGTGGCTTCCTCGATGGGCACGCGTTCGCGGGAGACCTGCAACAGGTGCTCGCCTCCCACGCGTACGCCCCGTACGGCTGCGGCCCGTATGTGGGCGAGGGCGGCGTCTCCGTCCCATCTGATCTGCGCGCGGCTCACTCGCAATACACCTCCGTTGATTCCGGGACGGGGAGCCCCGGCGCGGTGTGGGCGGCGACAGTGAGGGCCCTGGTGATCCGCCCGTCGGGGAGGATCACGCGGGACCCGACGGGGCAATCGAGGTCGGGGCCCGCGTAAATCTGCGCGGTGGAGACGACGACGGCCCCCGTCGAGTCGCGGACGTGCT